CAGATGTGTATAAGAGACAGCAACTGCTGAGCTGATTCCTCATCCATATCACCGGGGCGAATGTTTTGGAGAAACTTCATCACCAGTTGGAAGTCTGGGTTCATCTGCATTTCTTCGTCCATAGTCTTAATCCTTTTCTATATTCCTACCCCAAAGGGGTTGTATCTGTCTTTATATTCTTGCGGCCCATCAAACTCCATTTGATAGCTTGCGTCACTCAGAATTGTACCTTGTGTCTCAGGAAGACCGCCGTCTGTGCTAATAATATTACCCGCTGCATCATACTCTGTCATATTACCCACAGCGTCTGTCAGCTTATATCCTGAGACATATCTTTCTTCCCCAGTATCGATTTCCACATCACTACCTGTAGCGGTGTTAGCAAACTGATCCATCTCTAGATATTTACCATCAGGGGTTAGGTATGCCTTAGATCCATCCGCAAGTGTGACTTCACGAACCAGCTCATTGATTTTCTGGCCGCTGGCGTATTGGCGCAAGTAGCTTGGGGAATATGCACCTAGACCGCCACCCTTATATCTTCGGGTATATGTCTCAGATGTGGGGCGTGTACTATATGTGTTCTCACGCCTAAATTGATCAGACGGCATACCCTCACCGACAAGACCCTGATCATTGGAGCTAGATTCACCTTCAGTACCACCACCTATTGTGTAGCCCGGACCCGGAGCGGTGTAGCCAGTTCTGGCTGCTATTTCACTGCGTGTTTCACCCCGCGAAATATCTCTCAATGCCCCATAAAGCAGACCCGAAGGGAGCATACTAGCAACAGCAGCAATTCCAGTCGGAGCCAAACCAGATCCATAAGGCGTAGCACCTATTGAATTAGAGATACCAGAGAAGAAGTTTCCTTGTAATCCACCGACAGCCTCTGCCTCTTCCGCTGTGACAAAGCCGTCACCATCTCTATCAGCCGCACGACCACCACTAAAAGCAAAGCCAGCACCAGCGATGTTTTTACCACCGCCATCCCTTCTGTCATCAATGGCAGATACTGGTGTGCCGTCAGCTTTGGTGTATCCCCATTTATCATCTGTATTTGTTGCACTATTTATATTCGCTTCAACAGCAGCCTTTGTTAAACCTGTTGCCGCCACTGTAGCAGCTATTGTTGCTTCTCTAGCTGCTGCTGCTTTTTGGTCTGCTATTGCTTTTGCTTTGGCCTCAATTGATTTTGGCCTCAAATTGGGTCTAAATGCTGCCAATTCAGGATTTGGTTGAGATTTCACTCCCGCCGTCTTAGCGGTTTGAACGGCTTTGTCATATGCATCTAATGAGGCTTGGGCCTTTGCTACAACAGCCGTATCTTTTGGATTAGCCTTGGCTGCTTGTACATCTTTAGCCGCCGTACTTCTCTTCTTTGCCCTATCAACATTGGCTTTGTATTGCTTGTCTGTGGCTACCGTTTTATCTGCACCTTGAACCCCACCGATCTCGCCTTTGTTTGCGCTGTAGCCTGTTACATCATTCAGACCTTCTGCAGTATCTCTGTCGCCGTCGCCGCCGAAGCCGCCTTCGCCGCCACCTTCGAAAACAATCCTCGGCATAAATCCAAGGCCCATCATCTCCATAAGTCTAGTCATGCTACTTTCCTATGCCATTTTTCATCGCGCCTGCCACCGTCTGGGTATATACGCACACCATTCCCAATTTCTTTATCAGGATATTTCTTTGACACAGCCAACCGAACATCCCTAGCAAACTTAATAACTTCTCGGAAACCAAGCCTACACTGGAACTTAGTGAAGTAAAAAACTTCGCCGTCTTCCCGCGCATACGCCTCATCTCCATTCCACAAGTCACTGTCTATCTCTTCCTGAGTGAAAAATCCATAGGCGCAAAACCCTGCCACTTTTCCATCCACCCTATGAACCAAACACTTACCGTGCTTAATTGCATAGTACACAGAATTTCTCTGGCTCCAAACGCTTTTCTTCGCGTAGTACGGATCATTTAAGACCAAATCCATCACAGCGCCAAGTAAGCAGTGGTCCATTTTAAAAGCTCAGGTTGTAATTAAATCCGATTGTGGGGTCAGATTTATTTGAATCGGAATACTCAAATCGGCCACCCTTGCCGATATTTATTCCAAGTGTGCCAGAGTAATAGGGATCTGAGCCACTTTGTTTTTGTCGATTTGCCGTGACATCAAACATCCCCATGCGAGCGCCGATCCCGATCTTGGTGAAAGTCCCTACGTTTGAATTGCTAAAAGTTTGGTTCATGCTGGGGATATTCACATTTTCATCTGTAAATGTTCTAGCCCCAAGTAAAGATCCAGTCAGATCAAGATCGCCATCCATGAGCTGTAAGTCGCCGTCAACTCCAGCGCGAATGGTTTTTGATCTAACATCTGAGTTTAGAAAGTCATCTGAAAAGTTTCCCCTCTGATCAGTGTACCCAATGGATGGGGTAATAGATCCCTCTTCACCGCCAAATGTCTTTTTGATGTTGGCCTCTAAAATAGAGCCGCTTGGACCTGAACTGTATCTAAGATCACCAGAAACTGGCAGCTCAAGGCCAGTCATATCAAGGCTCAAATCTCTTTTATTGTTAGGCATCAACCCATCCTTTGCTGTGGCTGTGGCTGTGGCTGTGGTTGCGGTTGTGGGGGCTGCGCTGCCACATTCATCTGTGGTTGTGGCATTGCGTCTGCAATTGCACTCAATGCACCCATATCACCAGCGCCCATCCTCTCGCGGATCTCTGCGACTTTGTTCATCAGATATTTATTCATATCCATTGGAGGGCCACCTTGTGGTCCACCCTGCGCGGGAGAAGGCACAGGGGGACCACCTTGTGGACCCTGCTGTGGTGGCAATCCACCAAAAGCAGCAGGATTAATTGGAGGGAGCCTATACTGGGGGTACATTGTTTTTAATTGCCTCCATTTGGATTTTAGCTGCGTTCTTTTCTCGCTCAAGCTGCAATTCTGCCTCTAGCTTGGTGACCTTGGCCTGCAAATCGGCTTGCGCCTTGGCCATGTCGATCTCCATATCCTGACGCGCCTCTGCCTCTTTGATCTGAATATTTGACTGAGCCTTGGCCTGATCTGCTTCGATCTGGGCTTGGGTTCTTGCCTTCAGAGCTTCTGTCTCCAACTTGGCCAGCTCTTGTGCGTATTGCAACGGATTTCCTTGCTGCCCCTGTTGTCCACCCATGCCTCGGATTGCTTCGATCTGCTTCATTTGAGGTGATGCAGCCACAACTTGCGCTGCGCGTTGACTGATCAAGCGATCTTGCTCTGGATCTACATCCTCGAACTTGATCATCTTTTCTTTGAAGTCGGGCAGTGGCGGCATTGGCATATTGACACTTGCTGCCATGCGTTGGCGATACAGAAGTGCGATATGCTCTGCGATGTGTGCGATCAACACAGGCTGCATTGCCTTCGCACCGGGGTTGCCTGCCAGTGATGGATCTTGCAGGAACTGCATGTGAACCGCAATGTGCGCGTCATGGTCTTGCTCTGGGAATGCGCGGATTGGCTTGCCGTACATCACGCTCATGTTCTCATCAATTGGGTCCATCTGAACAGCGTCTTCTGGCTTCTTCAGTATCTCATCGATGTTTGGTATGCGGATTGCTTCGTACATCCGCTTGTATGCTGAATACAAATCATGGAGCTGGGGAGCAGATCGCGCCATTTCCAAGACAGCTTGTGCCTGCGCGATGCGCTGGGCTGTAGAAAAGATATTCGGGTCCGACACTGGCACGATGTCAATGCGATCATCAAAGTCGCTGCGATAGATAACATCTGCCGCTCCAACCTTTGCAAAGCTGAACTCATCAGGCAAGTTCTCTGCGTTCAATTCAGCCAGCAGCTTGAACTCTTGACCCTGCGCGTAGTGCAACCGTTTGTGGATTGCGCTGAATGCCTTGGACCCCTGCTCAATCAGAGCGACTGTAGATCCAACTGGGGCGTTGGGGTTCACATCACCGACGTTCAGATCTGCCGTACTAGCAAATCGCTGCCCAGCATCAACCATATACCCAAGCAGATTGAACAGAGAACCCGAAGGCTCCTTGAACGGCAACGGCATGATCGCCTTGTTCACATCATCGACTGTGCTGTCGAGATCCACAAACTCACCGGGGCTGATTTGCATGTCGCCGCCATTGACACGGCCACGCAGCTTAAAGCCACCCTGCATGTTTGCGAATGCGGCACTGTCGAGTAAGGCGCGGAGCGATCCAGTCGCCGCTTTACCCAAGCCACCGATCATGTGGTACAGGCCAAAGCCATAGAAACCTAGACCGGGCAGGAACTTGTAGCTCACAAACCAGTCACGGCGTTTCTTGGCTTCGTCATCTTGCTTCCAGTTGCGCCTAACACTGACAACGCGCTGATTTTCATAATCGATGGTGATGACATATGGGATGGCGACAGCGTTTTCGTCTGCCTCATCGCTATCCATTTCTTTTCCATCGATGCCCTCGAACAGATCATAGACGTGCATTTCGAGTAGCGTCATCACATCGTCTTGGCTGTTGTCGCTGTATTCATCGACGCCTTCGATCTCTCCGATCACGTCATCGATAGGATCGATGCTGTCACCAATATAGGCTGTCGGGAGATAGTAACCGTTCTGAACGTAGCGATTGAAGTCATTCTTTGGCATCCGAATGACGTGCGTGTAGCGCGGTGATGTGTAAAGATCCTTGCTCTCTGGAGCCACAACAAAATCTTCAGCCTTTACGAACTGGCTGCACTGCCGATCCATGTTGGCATCCC